GGTGGTATTATTGAAACTAACACTATTACCGCTGATTCTATTAAAGTTGATGCAATCAGATCAAAAATATTTGAAGATGATCTGACATCTAATTATTCACTAAAAGGTATCTGGTTTGATTTATCAGAAAACGGTGCTATTAAAGGTAAAAATTTTGCTGTTGATTCTAATGGTAATGCTTATATTCGTGGTGACAGCACTGTTGAGGGAACCATTATAGCTAATAAAGGTTATATTGGTGGTATTGGCGGTTTCCATATTGAAGCGGGAAAATTGTATTCTGGTATGGATAGCCTTCCTGAACAACCAACATCAGTATCAAAGGATAAAAATGTATATATTGGTACAGACGGAATTGCTCTTGGTAGTGGAAACTTCAGAGTTGATTCAAATGGTAAGCTTTATGCTAACTCTGGTACATTCTCAGGAACTATTTACGCTGATGGAGGAACTATTGGCGGTTGGAATATATCTGCAAATTCATTAAGCAACAGAGACGGATCCATAAGTTTAAATCCTGATGGTTTAAAACTTGGCAATCAGTTAAATGTAGATAATCAAGGGAATGCAACTTTTGGTGGTAAACTATCAGCTGCTACCGGAAGTTTTTCTGGTGAATTAGTTGCAGCAACAGGTAGCTTTTCTGGAGAATTAAAAGCTGCTACTGGCACATTCTCTGGGGATTTAAAAGCTGCAACAGGTAGTTTTAAAGGAGAACTTTCTGGTGCAACTGGAAGTTTTACAGGTAGTGTTATTGCTACATCTATTACTGCAAAGCAATCATATTCTATTTATTATAACGATGTTGGAACTGGTGAACCAACTGATTCAGTACAAGTAATTACTGCATTTGACTGGGGAACTAATACAACTCAAATTGGATTTGGGTTGATAGATTCATCTTTAGACTCTTCAAAAATGCATGGAATGCTTCTGATAAAAGAACAAGGCGCAAGAGTTCTAACATTAATTGCAGATGATATTAATACAAATGGATGGTTAAATGTTAATAAACTTAATATTACTGATTCATTCGGACAGTATAAAGGAGTGCCATATAAATCAATTATGTGGAAACCAACAGACACATTTGACTTTAATGGTTATAATCATCATCACACTATTCTTCCTTATAAGAATGGTAATTTTGCAGTAGGTATGGAGAGTACGACTACAGGAATGTTATCTATTAGTTTATTACCATATTTGTTATCAACTGAAACCGATACGTATGGTAATATTACAGTAAGTAAAACCAAAGATACTACTTCTCAGATAAGCATTGGAGCAACAGCTAATCCATATGCGTGTATTTATGTAGATGCCATTTATCTTACTGGTGATAAAAAAGCTTATACCTCACTGGCTAATTTAGGCAATGGTGGTACAACTAATTATAATGGACTTACAAATAAACCTAAAATTAATAATGTTGAATTAGCAAGTGGAAATAATACATTATCTAATTTAGGGATTGCTGCACGATCACATTCTCATTCTAAATTAAATAACAGTTCTCCTGTAGGTTATACAGGATTTGGTCATTGCCATACCGTAATTATGAATAGTAATCATAATATGTGGATTGCAATTAATAATGATGGTACACCCGCATTGACTCCATATAAATTAAAAACATCAACTAGCTATACAGATGTTGATACATATTCATTGGAAAAGGGTGGCACTTGTAACCTCGGAAGCACAGATGCGCCTTGGAATGCTGTATATGCTAAGAATTATTACGATGAACATGGAAATAAGATTTCTACAGGCGGTGGTTCAATTAGTCTTAAAATTGATGGAGCTACACGTAGTTCTGGATTTACGAATTATAACCTCGCAACGCAAGATTGGGTGACTGGTAAAGGATATTTAACTCAGCATCAATCTCTTTATGGATATGCTACTACAAGTTGGGTATCTAATAATTTTGCTCCTAAAGGTTCTGGTGGTGGAACAACTTATTATGCTGGTTCGGGCATTTCTATTTCCGGAACTACTATTTCTGTTGATTATAATGATTTATATGTAAGAAAAATATATCATAGTTCGGATACTTCATATTATGCAGGAGTTACATCAAATGGGTCTGCAAGATATTTTGGTTGTAATTATGATCAAAGTTTAAATTTAGGAGACACAAGTTGTAAATGGAAAAATATTTGGGGGAAAAATGGAAATATAACAGGCTCTGATGAAGAGTTAAAAACACAAATGTCAAAAATTAACGATATTCCAAATATAGAATCTATTTATATGAAATTAAATCCAATAAAATATAAATATAAAAATTTTGATTCAGAAGAAGATCATGATAGATTTCATTTTGGATTTGGAGCAAGAGAAACTGAAAAAATATTCAATGATAATAATTTAGATACAAGTGATTATGGATTAATTTGTAAAGACATTTTACTCAAACCAAATAAAGCAGGTAATATTGTTGAATACGCATTAAGATATGGCGAATTTATTGCTCTCAACACTCACATGACACAGAAAGCCCATCATCGTATTGACTCTCTCGAATCTGAAAATCAATCCCTTAAGAATGAAATTCTTATGCTTCAGGGACAGCTCTCTCTCATTACTCAACGACTACAAAAAATGGAGGAAAAGTTATGTTAAAAATTAGTGAAACAAGAAATGTATCCGGTCAGGTTATGATCGGTGAAGGTGAAAACTCAAAGCAGATTGCTTATCTTAATGCATCTGTTAGTAAAGATGGAAATGTAAATATCAATAAATCTATTCAGGATAGTGAAGCATTTAAAACAAATAAAGAGGCTGTCCTGAAAGATTTTACAGAGTTTGAAACATACGTATATGGAATTATTCCTGAATAAATAAGAGGCCATGGGCAATCGTGGTCTTTTATTATGCAAAGAAGGTGAAATATTTGACCAGTCGAGAATATGAACTTGAATTAAAGAAAATCAAAGCCAAAAATCGGCAGATTGAAATGAAACGAAATCTGAAAGCAGCAAAGGTTAAAAGATTCAATTTTAAAAAACCAAATACAAGTAAGCTTATTGTGTTTGTAGTCTTTGCTATTTGCTTACAGATTCTTTGGTTTAGTGAACATATGATAAGTCTCACTGGAGATACGAGTTATATGTATGCGCTCATAGGTATTCCGGCAGCGTTGATTCCTACAATTTTAGGATATTATGCCAAAGCTAGTAAAGAAAACCAGGTCGGAGGTATTACCTATGATACTGCAATGTGCAATTTAGAAGCACAAGAAAAGCCAGTCTTCGATCATGTATCTGAAGATGAGGCTGTAGGATGAATGGAGGTATGACTATGGACATCAAACAGGGTATTCAGGATGTATTATATCTGATCATTACTGGTATTCTTCCACTTTTAATCACTTATGGAATCCTCTTCCTAAAAGTAAAGATTAAAGAACAGGAAAAGAACCTGGAAAATGATCAGCTCGTAAAATATATAGACGCTGCCACTGATGCTATTAGTAAAGCAGTGCTCGCAGTTAATCAGACCTATGTTGATTCATTAAAGAAACAGGGTAAATTTGATGAGGAAGCTGCTAAAACTGCTAAACAGATGGCTATTGATAAAGCTAAGGCTTTGATTACAGAAGATTCTAAAGCGGCTATCGAAACATTATATTCTGACTTTGAAGCATATCTAAATGATGCTATTGAAGAACTCGTCAGAGAAAATAAAGTTACATATTAATATAAAAGGAGTACAAGGATTATGAAAAAAGTTATTGTAAATGCAGACATTATGGCAATGTATAAAACATTAAATTCTATGAAGAGTCGTGCGGATTTAATCGCAGGAGATGTTGATGTATTCTGGGCGAATACAATGAACCTGAAGACTCTTAAGGCGCAGGTAGATAAAATCTCAGAGGTTGAGCAGGAGTTAGTTGATTCTTATTTTACAGAGGAAAACTCACATTCTATTGTTGACGAAAACGGTAATGAAACAGGAAATCGTGCTCTTAATGATGACATAAAAGATAAAATCATCCCTGAAATTCAAGAAGGTCTGCAGAAAATTTATGATAAAACATGTGAACTTGATGTTGAGATGATTCCAGAGGAATCTCTCAAGAAAATGCTTAAATCTAATGAAGACAAATTGTCTATGCTTGATATGACAGTGCTATATGAATTTGTAGAAAAAGGTGAGTAATAATGGCAACATATGTTCAGGGAATTGAAACCTCTGTTGGTGTTGTTAAGTATGATTATAATTATCTGGCTAATCTCCCTGAATCAGATATGACGTTATCTAAACATGGTGCATTCGCTGATGCCCTTGTTGTTGGAAGAAAACTTACTCAGCTGGGAGCTGATGTGGATAAATTAAAAGAATCTATGACTGCTGTACAGAAATCTATCTCTGATCTGCAGTCTGCAGATTCTTCTTCTAACACTTCAATTGAACAGATCAATACATCATTACTTAGCGTAACCAATAATATCGAAACAATACAGAACAATATCACTACTTTGACTCAGAATACTGCTGAGATCAAGAAAAGTGCTGATAATGCGAATTCATCAGTCACAACACTGCAGGAAACTATTAAATCGCTACAGACTAGAATTGAAGCTTTAGAAAAAACTCAGACTAAATAAGGAAGGAGGCAGTTATGTATACACTAAAAATTACAGATGAAAATACTGTTGTAACAACAGTCAAAGAATCAATTGTGGAAAGAAGTAATTATGTAGATAAGATTCAGATTGTAACAAGTAAAATGTATCGGGAACAGATTGATATGTCAGATACAACTGTTTATATGAAGTATAAGCTCCCGGTGTCAGACAAAATTAAAATGACACAACTTATTATAAATAATCTTGAATATGAACAGAATTATATTCAGTATTTAATTCCTGTCGATGCAGCACTTACTGCTGAAGCCGGGGATATCGAAGTATCTTTCACGTTCTTAAAACTTGTTGCTAATGAAGATGGAACATACACTTCTTATATTCGAAAAACCACATCAGGTGTTATTCATATTACTCCACTTGTACAATTTGATAAATATGAACCTTCTGAATTGTTTACTGAAATTGATCAGAGGCTCCTTGCTATGGAAGGAATGATTAAAGATCTCAATGCTCAGAATAAAGCGACTTATGAAGGTATGGTAAAAGATATTCGTCTTAATACAGAAGACAGAAAAATCACTTTAACAGACAGAAATGGTGAAGATACCGGAAATGGTATCGTTGTAAAAGATCTTTCTGCTATGGTAGCCGAAGATATGACAGGTAAAGATCCTGATGGCACACAGGATGGAGTTGTTCATCTTGATCAGGTTGTCGATCTGGATAAATTATTAAAGTAAAGGAGTCATGATATGTCATTTAAAGATTCTAAAATTGCTGCTGCGGCTAATTCGGCAATGACTTTGAGTGCTGAGTTAGCCGTAGACACTGAGGAATATACATTATGTACTGATGGTCGTTATGAAGTATATACCAAATATCAAGACAATGTATATTCAACAGTGGATAACTTAAAAAATATTGCCGTTGATGCTACACAGATTAATATTATGCAGGAAGAAAACAGCCAGTATATGCCATTTAGGATTCCAAGATATTGGGATGGTATGGATCTTATGGATATGCTCATCCAGATAAGATATGAATCTATAGCTGAGAAAAAAGGTAAAGTAGCGACAGTTATCAATGTAGCTTCCAACAATACTTATATTCGATTTGGTTGGTTGATTGATGCTGCTGTTACAGCAAATGCCGGAGATATAATTTTTGAAATTATGGCTACTGGCGTAAATGAAAAAGGAAACAATTATATTTGGAGAACCAGACCAAATGGTAAGTTTACTGTTCTTCAAGGATTAAATTATGACGGAATCATTGAACCTTCTGAAGATTGGTATACAAGTTTTGTAAATATGATTCTTGGTCATGTAGCCGAAGCAAAACAATACGCAGATGAAGCAAAAGCTTCCGCTGCTTCTATTAATGTAGATGATATAAAAGCAGATGTAAAAACATCTGTTATGAATGATCTTAATGGAACAGTAACTGAATCTCTGAAAGCATATTATACAAAAACAGAAGTTGATACAAAAGTCAAAGAATTAAACACTGCTATTTCTGGTATTGACAGTTTGAAGAACTTAAAAGTTGAATATGACAACACAACTGGAAATTTAGTGTTTAAAGATGGAACGGAACCTATTGGAGAACCTATTACTATTAACAGTCTTGCAAACCTTATAGTTGAGTATTCTGTTGTCAATGGAAAAGGTTCATTAGTATTCAAAGATGGAGAAACTATTATTCAGACTGTAGAACTTAGTTCTATTGAGCCATCTGCTGAGTGGAGAGCTGCATTGAAGCAGGAACTTGAAGCAGAAATGGACGAGAAAGATACAGTAATCTCTAATCGAATTGGTCCACTTGAAACAGCTAAAACTGAAATCGAAAAGAATGTAAATGCCAATACTACTGCTGTCTCAGAGATAAAAACTACTATTTCAAACATTGAGAAGAAAGTAGAAAGTGCTACTACAAAATCTGATGAGGCCAAAAATGCTGTAGATATCTTGAAACAAAATATGACTTCTTATGATACTCAGTTTGAAGGAATTAATACAGATATTACAGATGTTAAAGCCGCCATTGAAGAAATCAAGAAAAATCCTGCGGCTGCAGAGTACGATGTTACATACGAAAATAGTATTTTTACATTTTTAAAGGATGGAGAAATCCAGAAAAGCTTTAAAATTGAAGGTGGTGGAGGATCTTCCTCAGATACTACTACTATTACTATTGAAAGAATCACAAATGCAGATGCTATTTTCTTACTTGGTTCAAAAGCAATTATTGAATATAGTTTTTCATCTGTAGATAATACTGGTGATACAACTGGAGCCGGTACTGCTGTGTGGAAAGTTGGTAATACTATTGTAGCTACGAATACGGCTGCGCAAGGAAACAATAGTTTTGATATCACTGAATATCTTAATGTCGGTGCAAATACTATTAGATTAACTATTACCGACAGTTTTGGGACACTTGCCACTAAGACATGGACTGTGACTATTGTAGAATTCAAACTTGAAAGCACCTTTGATGATACTTTGTTATATACAAATACAGATGTAGTATTTAGATATACACCTTATGGAAACGTTAATAAGACTCTTCATTTTATTCTTGATGGTGAAGACTTAGGCACTGTTGAAACTCAGTCTTCTGGCAGAATTATGTCTTATAATATTCCTAAACAGGAACATGGCAGCCATTTACTCAAAGTATATATGACTGCGACAATTAACAATAAAGAAATAACCTCAAATACTATTTGTAAGGATATTATTTGTGTTGATCCTACAAATAGAACTCCTATTATTGGATGTGCTCAACAGGAATTTACAGCACAACAGTACCAGGCAACAAGTATTAAATATGTTGTATATGATCCTGATCACAATCCCGCCTCTGTAAAACTATCAATTGATGGTAAAGTACAGAGCACTCTTTCTGTAAATCGTTCTGCTCAAATCTGGAGTTATAAGTCATCCACTGAAGGGAAACATAACCTGACCATCTCATGTCGTAAAGTGACTAAGATTTTATCAGTTAATATCACTAAACTTGATATTGATGTTGAACCAATCACAGCTAACTTAGCATTTGATTTTAACCCTGTTGGAAAATCCAATGGAGATACCGACAGACTCTGGACCGATAAAAATAACTCTGCTATTACTCTTTCAGTATCAGATAACTTTGACTGGGATAATGGTGGATACCAGATTGATGCTTCTGGAAACCAGTATTTCTGTGTAAAAGCTGGAACAACTGCTCAGATTAATTATAATCTCTTCGGAAAAGACCCGAAACAGACTGGTTCTGAATTCAAATTTGTATTTAAGACTCAAAATGTTCGCAATGCTTCTGCTACTTTCTTATCATGTATTGATGGTACTGAAGGCTCTGACGTAGGTATTAAAATGGATGTTCATGAAGCATACGTGAACACTTCTACTGACAGCTTATATTTTCCATATAGCGAAGAGGATATTATTGAATTTGAATATAATATCAATACAATTGATACAAAAGACACATCTGCAACTTCTATCATTATGACTTATGAAGACGGAGTTGGAGGAAGACCTCTTATTTATGATAATTCTCATAGACTGCACCAGTATTCTCCTGTTCCGATTACTATCGGTTCTCCGGATTGTGATGTGTTGATTTATAGAATGAAAGCTTATTCTGCTTCTCTCACAGATTCTGACATTCTTGCTAACTTTATTGCAGATGCTAGAGATTCAGATGAAATGATTGCAAGATATAATAGAAACCAGATCTACAATGACAATAATGCTCTTACTCCAGATTCTGTAGCTAATGCTTGCCCGAATTTAAGAATTATAAAAATTGAAGCCCCTCACTTTACAAATGATAAGAAGGATTTTGTTAAAAATACTTCTATGGAATGTATTTATAAGAATGGGGATCCTAAATTAGATAACTGGAAATTTATTAACTGTTTCCACGCCGGACAGGGCACTACAAGTAATGAATATGGTTTTGCTGCCAGAAATATTGATGTTATTTGTTGTGCGGATGGTGTACATCAGATCAATAGTAAGATTCCTCTTGATCCTAACTATAAAACAGAGTTAGTTCTTGGTGATGGGACAAAATATGAGGACGGAACTGGTAAAATTAGTCTTACAAGAAACTCTGTTCCAAATAATTGGTGGAATTTTAAAGTAAATGTAGCATCTTCAAATATGGCAACTAATGCATTAGGACAGAAGAGATTCAACGACTTTTTACCATATGAAAGTCCTGCGGTACGTAGAGATCCTAAAGTTAAAAACTCTATGGAATTTGTCAACTGTGTAATCTTTATTAAAGAATCTGATCCTGATATTACTACTCATAGAGAATTTCAGGATACAGACTGGCACTTCTACTCTCTCGGTAATATGGGAGATTCAAAGAAGACTGATATTACAAGAGCTTATGATCCAGAGGATATGAAAGAATTCTGTATTGAAATCAGTGACAATACTCTTCCAAACTCTGCATTCCAGACCGGTATAACAAACCAAGATGGAACTATGAAATATCCTATCAGTAAAGCTGAATGGAAAACTGGTAATACAGCATATGATGCTCTGTATAATAACTGGGATGGATCATTTGAATTCAGATATGATTGTTGCGGCGATTCTAAGGATGGTTCTGCTCTTACTTCTGATGAAGCAAAAAAGAAAATACGTACAGATAACAAACAGATTTGGAGAGACTTCTATGAGTTTGTAATTACGTCTAGTGATAAAGAATTTAAAGATGGCTTGAAAGATTGGTGTATTCAGGATGCAATGCTCTATTTCTATTTAGTTACACTCAGATATAGTATGATTGACAATAGAGCCAAGAATGTTTTCCCGCATTGGGCAAAACATTATATCACTCAGGAAGAAGCTACAACTATGGGTGATAAAGCTAAATATTATACTATAGATGATGATGCGGCTGCTCTGCATAATGGTTATAGATTTGATCTATGGGCATATGATATGGACACTCAGCTTGGTATTAATAATTCAGGTGAGCTGTCATTCCCATATGGTAAGGAAGATACTGACTATAAAGAAGAAGGAAATCCTTCATCTGGTTATGTTTTCAATGCTGCTGAATCTGTATTGTGGTGTAGAATACGTGATGTATTTACACAAGAATTAAGAAATATGTATCAGTCTGTAGACTCTAACTGTTGGTCTGATTCTCATTTAATTAATGAGTATGAGGCTTGGCAGAGCCAGTTCCCAGAAGAACTTTGGAGAATCCACTATGAAAGATTATATCTGAGAACATATCGTGCTGGAACAGTAAGATTCCTTAATGAGATGATGAATGGACGTGGAAAATATCATCTCAGACAATGGGAACGTGACCAGCATATTTATATGGGAACGAAATTCTTACATACAGATGTAAAGTCTGATCAGATTATGTTCAGATGTAATACTCCTAAGAAAGTTGTAGTTAAACCAGATTATACTCTGAAGATCATTCCTTATTCTGATATGTATATTTCTGTACTTTATGGTAATTCACCAGAAACTACTCAGGTACGTGCAAAAGCCGGACAAGAATATCAGATTACTACGGACTTAACAAATATGGATGATACAGCTATTCTTATCTATGCTGCATCAAGAATTGAGGCACTAAATGACCTCTCTGCTTGTTATATTCATGATAATGATTTCTCAAAGGCTTCTAAGCTGAAAACTCTTATCATTGGTAATAATACAGCTGGATATCAGAATACTTTTATGACATCTCTTAATATGGGTAATAATACTCTTCTTGAAACTTTGGATATTCGTAATTGTCCAAATCTTACAGGATCTGTTAACCTGTCTGCATGTGAAAATCTTATTAATCTTTATGCTGATGGAACTATTGTAACATCTGTATTATTTGCTAATCATGGTAAGATTGCTCATGCTTCTCTCCCATCTTCTATCAACACTCTTACACTCAAGAACCTCAAAGACTTAACTGATCTTAAGGTTGCAGGATACGATAATTTACAGACATTTGTATGTCAGAATTCTATCGTAGATGCTCTTGCTATCTTAAATGCTGCTATTAATACTCTTCGTACCGTAACAATTACTGGTATCTCATGGAATCTTGATGATACTACGCTTCTTCTGAAATTATCAAAACTTGCCGGTATTGATGATAATGGCGCTACTACTGAGCAGTCAATTCTTACTGGATCTGTTCATGTTCCTGTAGTCAGACAGCAGGAATATAAAGAATTTGTTGGTTCTGAAGATGAACCTGGAATCTGGACAGACCTTGTTCTTACTTACGATTCAATCATTACTCAATTCAAAGTTACATTTATAAATGATGATGAAAGTAATACTATCCTTGATATCCAGTACGTAGATAAAGGTGGAAACGCTGTTGATCCTACTACAAGAGAAGTTAATCCGATTCCTATTCCTACAAAGAAAAGCACAATTAAGCTTGATTATACCTTCAAAGGATGGGAAGGTTCAATGACAGGAATCTTTGCTGACAGAACTATTACTGCTATATATGACAGTAAAATCCGTGAATATACTGTAAAATATGTTTCTAAAGGATTATCTCTTCAAGAATCTACTGCCCAGTATGGTTCTTATGTAAAATATACAGGTGATACTCCTGTATATACTGCTGAGGAATCTGCTTATAAGTACAATCTGTTTAAAGGATGGGATAAGTCAGGATTTGTCGATGGAAATAAAACGATCAATGCAGTATATGAAACCTGCGAATATGTAGATGGATATTTTGATGGTAAGGATCTGGCCAATATGACACAGGTTGAGCTTTATACTCTTATGAAAATGGGACTTGAAGCAAAATCATTATCATTAAAAGATACATTAGATTTCAAACTTGGTGTTGATTATAGCTATGGCGACATTGAAGAGCATGAAGTTATTTCAACTGCGACTAAATTTGATGGAACAAACTATATTGACACCGGATTAAAGATCATGGAAAAAGACAGAGACTTTACGATTGCTATTGACTTTGAATTTGATTCAGGAAATAGTGTAAACTCCACTCTTGCTCAGTGTTTTCAGGGTGATGGTTCAAATGGATTCAGACTTTGGTATTCTCAGGAACCTCGTTTCTCATGGAATACTGATAGTATAACTCCATCTGCTGGAACAAACCGAGAGATTATTGTATTTCGTCATGAAGCTGGAAGTCAGAAGCTTTATGTATACAATTCAAACATGACTGGGAAAGAAGTATCTTCTACTACTCTGAATGCGATCAGGATTCCAGAGCATAGTTCCACTCTCGTATTTGGATGTTCTAAAGCTGACGATGGAGCATATGAAAACTTTGCAAAAGGCACTGTACATTGGGCTAAAGTCTGGTACGCAGATCTTGGTGAAGAACAATGTATGGATATTGCTGCATGGATCCACGAAATAATCCCTATGGAAGTGGCTAAGTTTAAAGGATATTATCTGTCTGACGTTGCTTCAAAGAGAGCTAACATTACATTTGTTGCTTCAAACCTGTTAGGTACTGAAAAGCCTTATAATAATAAGAGCACAAATGCAGGTGGATGGGCTGAATCTTCTCTGAACACATGGCTGAATACACGTTTGCTTAAAGCTATTTCTCCTTTATGGAAAGCTCTGATCAAACCTGTAAAAGTATACTCTTCTATTGGTAATAAATCAAATGATACATCCGTATCTAATTGCAGATTCTATGTTCCATCTCTGTACGAAATTGATCCTACTGCTACTTCTGAACCATATATTTCTGAAACAAATGCTCCTATTGCTTATTTCACAGATGATGATACCAGAAAGAAAGCAAATTCTTCTACTCCTACGGAGTATAAATCTTACTGGACCAGATCTCCAAATGCTACAGTTGCAAACTGGCTGTATACAGTCAATG